CTAATTACATTGATGGAGAACACAATGTAGTAGTAATGGCTGATGTTTCTGCTTCTATGTGGGGTCGTCCTATGGAAACTTCGATTGGTTTGGCAATTTATTTTGCTGAACGCAATAAGGGTGACTATCATAACCTCTACATGACTTTTACTGACGAGCCTCACTTCATCCAACTGCGCGAAGGAGCAACTCTGAAGGCAAATGTTGACCAGGTTATGCATACCGATGTTGGTCTTGACACCGACCTCGAAAAAGCTTTCTCTTACATTCTCGAACACGCAATTCGTGGTAATGTTAAATCTGAAGATATGCCCGAAGCGCTGGTTGTAATTTCCGATATGGAAATTAACAGAATGGAAAAGGATTACGGTCAGTACTCTTTTATTGATGCCATGCGGAAGCGTTTTGAGGAAGCTGGTTATGAGCTGCCTAAGATTGTTCTTTGGAACGTAGAGGCGCGCAATGATACCTTCCTTCATCCTCACGAAGATGTCATCTATGTAAGCGGTCAGTCGCCTTCGACTTTCAAGGCTTTCCTTGGAGCATTAAAAGGTGAAACTGCATGGGATGTTATGGTGAAAACGCTTAATGACCCCATGTATGATTCCGTTGTTCTTTGATAAACAAATAGAGCCTTTAGAAAATAAAGGCTCTTTTTATTTTGACTTTTTTAGAAATTTTTGATATAATATTTATAGAAAGTTGAAAGAGAGGTAAACTGATGGCAAAAAGTCGTTCTATGTACAAGGTTGAGTTCTCTATTGATAATCTGACTCTTTATGAACAGCAGAAGATTTTCAATGGATTGCTTGAGCAGTTGAATTATGACCAGCGAATGGACCTCCATGTTACTGTTACCGACTTTATGGGCGGCAAGCACTTCATTTGGGATGGCACTGGCGAAGACCCCGATGGTGTTCGGTGTCCGAAGTGTGGTTTGATTGAGTGTGAGAAGTGTATGTTGTATATGAGTCGGCAGAAGAATAAAGAATAAAGAGGAAGGAGATAGTTAATGACAGAACCTTTTGGTATTTGTAAAATTAGGTTCTTAGATAAGAATCAAGAACCGAGTCAGAGAGAATATTCTTATTTTGTTAGTGAAGATGTATTTAAGGAGATTCTCGAAACAGTTCGTAACTATAACATTGGAGTTTTATGCGCCTCTAAAATTCCTTCTTTTAAATTTACCAATGAAGAAGGATATGATTACAGAGGAAGTCGAGTTATTCCAGTTAGGCTCTATGATAAATCAACCTTTGAATTTGACGAATTAAAATCAAAAACTTGTCGTTGGATTTATACTGCTTGTTGGGATGGGCTACTATATTTTAACAAAGATGTTAATTTTACTGCTACATATTCTTTAGAAACTTCTAAAGTTGCGACAGCATTTAGCTCTGTAGCAAACTGTACAAAACAATATTCAGTTACATCTAATGGTATATGGACTTTATCAGATAGTTTGAGTTCTGATTCAACTCATACTAATTGTTTAAAAATAAACAATGATGGTCTAACTTTTTCAAATGTTTGTGTTTCGTCGGTTCAGCAAGAACTTGAAGACATTAAAAAATCAATTGAAAATCTTAAAAAAGAAAATAAAGAAAAGGAGAATCCTTCTATGTTTAATAATATCATGAAAAATGTTAAGTTCGGTTCCGTCCCTTCTACCGAGGTTCGTATGTCCATCTATGGCCCTGCCTTTAATACAAAGGATGGCTGGCTTGCTTGGAGTGAAAAGGACAATACTTACCTTGATGTAAGCGATATGCTTCTTGATATGGACAATTTCTGCTATATGGCGCCCGTCGCTAAGAAAGATGCAAAGCCTGGCGATTTTATCTATCATCATAATTCCTGGCTGCGTGTAATCAATCAGCGCGAAGATGGTCGAGTTGTTGCTGAGGTAGTTCTGAATCAGACTGAAACCACTCTGATTCCCACGAAGAATGTATTCGGTTTTGACTTCTACACTAAGCTTATTAGCTTTGGTAGTAACATGTTCAATGCTTCTCCCGATACGCCTTTTGGCAATATGCTTCCTCTGCTGATGATGAACAAATCTGATGACTCCACGCTGCCTATGCTGATGATGATGAATGGTGGCACGATGGGGAATATGTCCTTTGATATGTCTAATCCCATGTTCCTTTATCTCATGATGAATAAGGGTGATGGTAATACACGTGATATGCTCATGATGATGGCGATGATGCAAAATAACACTGCGGCGCCCTGTGCGTGCGGTTGTCATCATACGGAGGAAGATTAAAAATTTGATTTTTCTTCAAAAATAGGGTATAATATAAATATAAAGTGAAAGGAGAACTTCTAAATGGCTCGGACTCAAGTCACACAAGACATGATTATTGAAATGAATGAGCTGTATATCCAGCTAAAAACTTATGCTGGAGTTTCACGCGCCATGGGAGGTTCTCCAAGTCCTACAACGGTTAAAAAGTATATCATCCCTAATTATATTCCAAAGGCGCAACTTAATGTGAAAGTCTTTGACAAGGAATTGCCAAAGTTTAATCCAAAAATGTTTCTTGGGTACGAAAATTGGGGAGAGTTTTGTAATCTTTCTGATGAAGAAAAAGCTGAACTTACCGAACTTTGGGAGGAGATTAGTATATGAATTATGTCTATGCTGATGAAAGTCCTTATCATCCTGGTAAGTTTATGATTCGGTTTAACTTTAACAAGCTTCCACTTACTTCAACTAATGGAAGTTATAATGTGCTTTCCGCGCGGTTGCTTGGTTTGACTTATGCGGATTACTTGCGTTATTGCCGCGATGTCTGCGGCGCGGAGTTAGTAGGAAAAGGTTGTCTTTATCCTGTGCCATATTTTCAAAAAGGCACAAAAATGGAATCGTTAATTAAGTTGCTTAACTTTAATATTGAAAAGATTTTTGAAGAGGAGAAAGAAAATGGCTAAGGATTTTGATATCTATGTGAACGAGGCTCTTGGTGTTGTGGTTGCTAAGTTTCCTAGTGCTTCGAAAGAATTGCGCGAAGATTTCGATAGACAGATTGACAAGTTTTGGGGTTCTTTTGGTGTAAGATATACTTGGGATGATTTTGGTAGTCTTGCCAATAAGTGGCTTAAGAAATACGGCCCCGTAATGGACAACCTCGTAGGCAAGGCGCGCTGTAACTTCGAAGATGGCGATGAGTTTGATGCGGCTTATGGCGAGAAGCTCGCTAAGAAGCGACTTGCTGAGAAGCTGGAATTTTATTGGTGTGATTTTTACTGCTATATGCAGAACGTCATGATGGAGCACATTTGTCTCTTTAATAAACGCATTGATTTCCACTACGAGAGGGCAAACACTCTTGCTACTCAGATTGCCAAGATGACCGAAGATGGTGAATTTTAATGTTTATAACACAAGAAGTTTTAGATAAATATAATGCTTGCGATTTTGGTAAGAAGTTAATCGCTCGCTTATATCCAGATGGCGCAGAAATTTCAACTATTCTTGAGAATAGGCATATCCCAATTGAAGTCTTTCATTGGGGTTATGATTATTTGCCTGTTACCGAGGGAGAAATTGAGCAGTATTGGGAGGCTTGTAAGGTAAAAGATTCCGAGCACGTCAATCACTCAAAGTATGTTCTTCGAAGTATCTGCGTAAATCAGAGTGAGGATATTTCTTATAGTAGAAATATTGATAATTGTAAAAAGGTTAGTGGTAGCACTTTAATTTCCACTTCGGAAGAAGTAGAAAACTCGCGTGAAGTACAGATGAGTAAGCGAATTAAAGATTCAACTTATGTCTACGGCGCGAGTGATGTATCTTTTGGGAATCAGATTGTTCTTTCTAGTATGGTTTCTGACAGTCAAGGTGTGGTTCATTCAAGTAATATTCATAATAGCAATAATATTGTTGGTAGTGAAGAAATTTCTAATTCTGCTTTCATTTCTAATTCTAAGTTTTTGAATAATTGTTTCTTTTGCTGCGGCGCGGAGTATGGAAATGGTTTAGTTTTTAATAAACCAGCATCTCCTTTTACTTTGAATCATATTAGAGAAGCTTTATCGGGAGAATTTTCCACACAAATTATGTATCCTCTTTCTTTTGAAGGAGACTTATACATTGAAAAGCATCACTTTACAGAAAATTTTGGCACTTATTACCAAGGTTTCTCAAAGGGTTTTTGGGATTGGGTTAAAACCCTACCTAATTATGACCCATTTGTGATGTATAATTTAACTTATTTACCAATGTGGCTACAAGATTAAAGGAGTAAGTCATGTCTAAGCGTAAGAGCGATAACAAGTTTTATGATACCTATAAAACTATTCGGCGCGATTGGGGTGAAGTAGACCCTTCTACTAAAATCTTTGAGGATAAAAAGCGAAAGGCTGAACGCAAGCGTAAGTATAAGCCGCGCTATGATGAAGATTATGATGAATATGCCGAGGACGAGCGTTATCGCTAAAGGAGAAAAATGAAAGTTTATTTTGAAAACAGCCGTGGTATTGAACGTGTGATTGGCTTTGCAAACGATGAACAGTGGGCGTATAGGATTATTAACGAGTTTTGTGCTGAAAGAAACTATACTATTCACTATATGCGCTCTTGGAAAGATGAGCGTGGTAGGACTGTTGTCGATGTTGGTAGTTGGTCGGAGTTTTTCTACATTGAAGAATAAAAATTCTTTAGTGTTTAAAATTTGAAAAATTTCAAAAGTTTTGATATAATATATATACAAGGCTGAGGGAGACTTCAACTGAGTATGCGGGAGTGGCGGAACAGGCAGACGCAAGGGACTTTCGTCTTGGCAGACGTAAAAGGAGAGTGCCTTAAAGGAAACTTTAAGAGTAGAAGCTGGCTAAAACGGCGAATAGCCAAGAGGACGCCGTGCTAAATTTTGGTTTACGTTCTAAAAAGTTAAAGTAAGTGTAATCCAAATCCACTTATATTATGAGAGGTGATGGAAATGCGAACTGATATTTTAGAACGAAAAGCAGAAATTGAACAATGGATACAAGAGGGGCAATCAAAAGCCTATATGGCGCGACAACTCGCTTGCAATCCAAAAACAATTAACTCTATTTTAGACAGACTTGGTTTAAAATATGATGGTAATAAAGCTGGAAAAGGTTTAACAAAAAAGATGCCTAAATTAACTTTAGAAGAATATTTAGCCAATAGCAAAGATATTCAAACAAATAAAGTTAGGATTAAGCTCTTAGAAGAAGGGTTGAAAGAACATAGATGTGAATGCTGTGGTCTTGAAACTTGGTTAGATAAACCAATTCCACTTGAATTACATCATAAAGATGGCAACAGACATAATAATACAATAGAAAATTTTGCTTTATTGTGTCCTAATTGCCACGCTTTTACAGAGTCTTATAGAGGAAAAAACTGCGCCAAATAAATGTGTAGAGACTATACACCAGCAACCTAAGTCAAAAGATATGGTTAAGACATAGTCCAGACTACAACGTAGAAATACGGCCATAGTAATATGGAGTAGTAAGAAAATCCCTCGCCCCAAGGGCATACGGGTTCGATTCCCGTCTTCCGCACCATTAAAAGAAAATCAGAGGAAGGAACGGGCAGCCTTCGCCGCGATGGAGATATGGGAATTGTCACCCCATCTGATTTTCTTTTCCTATCGGAGGTAAAAATGTCCCAATCAAACGAAATCCTCTCTTTCATTAAGCGCCGTTTTCCGTCTGATTGTCATTGGACTGATGGAAATTGTTATTACTTCTCCTTAATTCTCCGTTCTCGTTTTCCCAACTTGCAAATTTTCTATGAACCTATCTTGGGACATTTTGTTGCGGGAGACGGCGCGCACTTCTATGATTTTAA